GGCAGGAGTAGAAACCGGAACAACGAGCGTGCCCTGAGCAGCAGCCAGATCCATGACGGACAGGTTGATGTCAGAAGCCAGCTTCTGCTTGGCCGAGTCACCGAGGCGACCTTCCTGCAGAGCATCGCGCAGTTCCAGAGCGTCCATCTGCCAAGCCGAGCACTGGCTGAAGCCGAGGGTCGAGGGAACCGAGAGCTGCGTCATCTGCGACACGTTACCAGCGATGGTGCTGCCAACGGTGCGGCTGAACGACTGGGCGATGTAGGGCTGCGGACGCCAGATGGTGTCACGAGCGCGTTCCATCGTCACGCCGTTGGTGTTGTAGACGGTGATGTTCTTGCTGAGGATCAGCGCATCGTTGAAGCCTTCGAGGATGTTCTCGAAAGCAACAATTTCTTCTTTACTGAAGGCGTTTGCCATTGAAATTACTCCAGATTAGGTTTTCTTGCCGCGCTTGTAGGCCATGACCTTCGACAGATCGCCGGTCTTGAGAGCCTCTTCACGCAGGCGTTCAAGGGTTGAGTCTACACTGCCAGAGATGCGACCGCCACCACTGTTGATGGTGCGTTCTGGCGATGCTGCTGCCTTCCGATTGGTGACTTTCAACTGCGTCTCCAGTTTTGCAACCGCGAAGGCAAACTTCACGGGGTCAGTGATTGAGGCGAGTTCCTTGGCCTTTGAAGTGTTCTTGCCGAGTGCGTAGATGATCAACGCGGGATTGTCGGAGCCTTGAAGAACGATCCCCTGCTGCGTGACGTTGAAGGTCTCCAAGGCAACAGCCTCAGCGTCCTCGTAATCACGCACCTTGAGCGAGGCTCGCGCCTTCGCATAGGAATCCAGCTTGTCCTGCCATGCCTTCGCCTCAGCATCTCGCTGAGCCTGGGCTTCGGCTTCGGCTGTATCGGCATGACGCTTTTGCTCATACCAATCAGCAAGCTTCTTCTCATACTCCTCGGAATCGTAATCGCACGCCTCAAGCGTTGGCTTCGGCCCCAGTGTAACCGGCTTGGTCTCAGTTGCGGTGGCGTTCAACTTTGCTTCGAGTTCGCGGATCTTACGTTCTTTTTCCCGATTAGCCTTACGCAGCTCGCGCACCCACTCCGGCGCACGTTGCTCTTCCTCTTGAGGTGGCGATTCCTCACCTATCGAAACGACAACATCATCATCACCTTCGCCCTCATCATCCGAGACGGCATTGTTCTCACCATCGGCTGCGTCATGGGTGTCGGTGTTGATCTCGATTGCGTCGAGCGTGTCGTCGTTCTCCAGTTCTGCCGTTTTCATACGTTACCCCGTCAACTCACCCAAATTGCGTGGTGGGTGGAACCACATTAGCCTGGGCAACTGCTTGCCCAATCTTTTCAGCCGTCTCGATCGCAGACCTGCGCTGGTCGATATCGATATTGGAGACGGTCTCCGCTGTCTTGGCACGCGTCTCTTCGGTGCGCGCCAGCGTGTATTCGGTGTCAGCCTGGGCCTTGACGGCCAGAGCCTGCGCCTTGGTCGCCTCAGCCATAAGATACATGGACTGCGGATCTTGCTGCTGGCTCTGCGCCATCATGGCTTCCATCATGGCCTGCTGCTCTTCCTCGGTCGGCTGGATCACGCCAAGCTGAACCAGCTTCTTGCGGAAGAAGTCCTTGATGTCGCTAATGCCTTCGCCGTCCATGTTCATGATCGCCATCGACTGCAGGATCATCTGCGTCTCAGGATCGGACGTGACCTGCATCATACCAGTCAGCGCACGAACGGTTGCCTCGCGCCGGCTGGTGAAGGACGGACCAACGTCAACCGCCACATCAAAAGTGGCTTGGCTCAGATCGTTCTCATAGACCAACTCTCCGGTCTCGGCATCGATCGTCGGCTTCATGATCTCGATCGACTCGACCTGATCCATCTGGTCGATGGCCTTCATCTTGCGGCCTTCTTCGACGTAGATGTCCTTCGCCATCGACAGCCAGATCTCACCACAACGCCGCATGGCCTTAGCCATGTTGGTCATGTAGATGAACGACTGCATATCAAGGCGCGTCTGGATCAGCTCAACGGCCTTGCCGCTGATGTTGCTGACCATCTTGTCGGCCTGCTGATTGTTACCGAGGATCTCGGCCATGTCCTGCTCGGTGAGTTGCAGGAGCGCAGCCATAGCAGGCGGAATGTCAGACGACTTGGTATAGGCGACAGGGCCGCTAATCTGCTGCTCGCCATTCGGACCAGTGATTGGGTTGACCAGAAGATACGGATAGTTGCGGATGTTGTCCTCAGCCCACATGACCTGATGACCTGCAACCTGTTCGGGCACAAGGATCGGCTTCTCGACCGACGAGAGCGCGCTGATCTCGCCCAGCTTCGAGAGCTGCATATTCTTGAGGCGCTGCGGGTCTTTCGCCAGACGCACATGGCCCATGCAACGCTCGACGTTATCGACGAACCAGCGCTTGCCGTAATATGGAACGATCGGGATGTTCTTGCCAGCGATATAGCCGCAGTCCTCAAGGATGCCGCCACCGCTCATGATGTATTTGTGAACCTTGCGGCGCTTCACGCGCTTCTGGCGCACTTCGATCGTGCCAACAGCAGCCAGCGTTTCTTCGAGCGTTTCATCAGCATCGAAGTCAGCCTGCGTGTAGCGTTCTTCCTCACCGGCCAGCGTCTGGAAAATGCGGATGGTCTCGCGCGCTTCCTCGACGCGGTAATACTCCGCCACGAACACAACGTCAGGCGTATCCCAGTCGAATTCGTATTGGTGGATCTCTTTCGGCCAGGTGGTCGGATCATCGTTCCACTCAGCCTTGTAGGCTTCCCGCGTTACCGAGTAGAGGACGAAACAGTATTTCGCGTCCGACTTGTCCTGCTTCTTTGCATCGAGGTCAAAGAACACCGACGAGTCTGCGTCATAGATCGGCTCGAATCGAATCCGCTGGCGCTCGTTCTCATCGTCTTCTTCATCTTCATAAACGGTGCGCAAACGCCAAGCACCAAAGCCACCGCCAACACCTTCCTCGAAAGCATTGTCGAAAGCTTCATCGGCCACGCTGTCCTGCTCGTCAGCGCGATAGAGACCATTGCAGGTCTCGGCCAGCTTGTCGTTCTTTGTCCCATCCTTGGAAACAAAATCGACGCTGATGCGGTTGTTGCGATATTCGTTGATGATGCGGATCACGCTCATGTGAATCTTGTTCACTTCGAAGCGTGGCTTGTTCTCGAACTGCTCTCCGATCGGGCCTTCCCATTGAGCGCCAGACAGGGAGTAGAAGCGACGGTCTTGGAGGCACTGCAGGCGTTCTTCCTGCATGGTCGTCTGACAGCGATCGAACTCGTTCAGTGCAGCTTGATGCACATTACCGAGCCGTTGTTCCCTGTTCAGTCGTGCCATTTACCACCTATTCATCGTTGCTAGAGGCTTTACCTCGACTGCCTTCTTAGGGGCTGCACGACGACTGGCCTCGCACGCATAACGCAGTGCGTCAATTAGATGATTATCACGATCCGCAAGAACTGGCAAGATTGCCCCAGTAAGCGGATCGGTCTTGTAGCTGTAGCATGTCAGTTCATCGATCGTATGTTGGCATCGCGGATGCACAACGATGTCATGGCTCTTGAGCCACTCGATCCCTTCCTCGACAGACTTTGGCCCTTTGACTGCCGCCATGATCTTGGGAAAGCCATGCCGCTGCATATGGCTGATCGTCTCCGGCCTGGCGCTATCCGCGACGATCGGCCACTTCTCGGACTCCGGCACAGTCAGGAACAGATCAGGCGTGTCCATGATCTCGCAGCCAACGCGATAGGCTTCGTGGTCGACGTAGATCGTGCGGCCAATGACGTGGCAGCGGATCAGGACGGTTGGATCGGATGCAAAGCCCCAGTCAGCGCCAAAGCGGTGCGTGGCATCGGCTGGCGTTTCAAACTCCTCGATGCGCCAGTTGCGGAATACACGGGCTTCGGAGTTACTGACGTAGCCGCCAAGCCAGACGTGCTTGTATTTGTCAGGATCGCGGCCTCGATCATATTCCATCTCGGCCTTGAGAACGTCAGGGAACCAAGGATTATCTTGGAAGTTGACCTCTCGCACGATCGCACTGGGAGGCGGTGTTGCGCCGCGCAGCAGCACATCGACCGGATCGCTGGATTGATTAGGGTTCCACGTAAACCACAACTCCGAGTCAGGCTTGCGGATCGTCGGGCGAAGCAGATCGAGGCTGCGCTGGGAGAGCGATTGAGCCTCTTCCACCCAGGCGCAATCGTAGCCTTCGAGCGACTTGATCGAATCGCTGGTGTGGTTCTGCATCCCTTGGAAGATGATCAGCCCATCGCCATGCCGCGATTTGATCTGCGCTTCCTGCACCTCGAAATAGGACTGCACGCCAAGCTGCTCGATCTTGAGTTCAAGCAGGCGCTTGACCGACTGCGCCAGGGACTTCTGGATCTCGCGCACGCAGACCGTTCGGCGCTTCGGGTCCATCACGTGCGCCTCGATCACCGCCTCGGCAAATGCATGAGACTTGCCAGATCCACGCCCACCGTGCGCGCCCTTGTAGCGGCTGGGCTGCAGGAACGGCTTGAACCATCGCGGAGTCTTAATCGTTAGCGTCTGCGCCATCGATCACCTGACGGACGACTTTATGCACCAAGTTGCCATTGATGCTGACCTTGGCTGGCTCATTGTATCCGTGCATCGCATTCAGTTCCTTGACCGCTGCGACCTTCACGGAACCGCTGCCTTCCTTGTAGGCTTGAACCAGAGCCTTGACCGACATTTCACGGGACCAGAGTTGCTTTTCCTCGACGGATGAACGCAGTTCCCTGATTCTATCCATGACCTTTCCATTCTTCATGAGAACGGATGCCTTGGAATAAATCACGTTGTCCTTCCAATCAGCGCAGCCATAAGCTGCACGATAAGCGTCGGCCTGACCCAGACCATCAGCGATGCCCTGGCAGAATGCTTCCTGCTTTGCGGTGAGGTTAACGTGAGGCATTATTCGGCCTCCAAAGTTTGGAGCGTGCGGGTCGGAGTCTCGCCGCCCAGATCAGAGTGGACCTCTGATTCCTGATCTTTCGCACGCTTAGGATAAGGTTTCGCAAGTGGCAAAATATGCTGACGCATTTCTGCGTCAAGTGGCATAAGATAAGTATGCTTCCCAGCAACCCTTTTGGTTGCGAGATTTGTTTGGTCAACACCAGCATCATCAACTGTCTTTTTGTGTGACCATTTCCCATTATACCAAACTTTAATAGCTGATGCTGATAATCCGCGATAAATCCAATTACCAGCCTGATAGATCCCGCCATGATGGCCCTGTTCAGGATCTGCATATGACACAATCAATCTTAAATCTGGACTTTGTTTTTTGAGGAATCGCATCGCTAGTGCAGCAATCTTTGACACTGGAGTGATATGCTTTTTTAAAGCAATCCTTACCAGCTCACATCCTTCATCTTGAGTTAGCCCGTATCCTTTGACCATGTTATAATTTGCGCCACGCCCAAACAAAACAACACCAATAAACTTTCCATCTTCCCATGCACCAACCTTGACAAGCTTTCCGGCCGGAAGGCATTTGCTATAATGCCAATTCAAGCAGGCATATTTAGCAGCTTCATGGGTTGCCCAGTCGATTTTAAGCTGTGGCTGCACGGCTATCAAACTCGCAATTGCAGTGTGGGCAGATCACCATTTTTGGATCAAGCTCATCTAGCTTCCCCTGATCGCTTTCAGTGCCTGGTTCAAAGTTTGCTTCAAGAATGAAGTTTGCCAATTCTCTATCATCAAACCCCAATAGCGAAAGATCAAAGTTCTCCAGATTGAGATCTTCAATCTCAGCCTTGAGCATATCGATATCCCAGCCAGCATTGAGCGCCAGTTGGTTATCAGCAATCACCAGTGCGCGCTGTTGGGCCTTGGACAGATGATCAAGGATGATGGCTGGCACGGACTCCATGCCGAGCTTGCGTGCCGCCAGCAGGCGACCGTGGCCAGCGATGATGGTATTCTCGCCATCGATCAGGATTGGATTGGTCCAGCCAAATTCTTTTATGCTGGCAGCGATCTGCGCCACCTGGGCATCGCTATGCGTTCTGCTGTTGGCTGCATATGGGATCAGGTCTGCGACAAGGCGCGATTCAATCTTCGGTGTCATCTCAGTTTCCGTTCTCGGTCTGGTTCTGATTGTTTACATCAGGCGAGCCATTGTGTCCACGCTCCAACCGATCGACCACAAGCTGGGTATAGCCGACGATATCGACCCATGAATCGGCATAGGCTGGATCACCATTCAAGATCCGCCCGATCTTGTGCGCGACCATTTCGAGCGCCTCCTTCATGTGGTCGGGAAGCTCTGCCCAGTTGGTGCTGTGGCGCATCGCCTCCTTGATGTTTTGAGTGATGGTCGCGTGGTCGGCAAAATCGCCATAGCGCGAACCGCGTTCTTCCAGAATCTGACCTATTTCCATTTTCATCTCCTATGCCCCTTGCCCCCAAGTATGGGTGATGCCCCTTGTTGCCCCTAGCCTATAGGCTTTAGGGGCATTCAGGGGCAGGATTTCACCCTTTTACCCCCAAATGCCCCTAGTGCCCCTTTTTCGTTTTAGGGGCATTCAGGGGCATGAATTGAGAACCACCGATCGCCCACTTTTTCGTATCGATGAGCGCCTTTTTTGGGTGCCACGATCTCGATATGCGTCACTGCAGGGAATGCCCTGAGCGACCGCCTGATTGTGCCACTCATGTCAGGTGCATTGAGATAGGCGAGGTGGTAGGTCATCTTGGTTTCGGAATCCTGGGTGAGGCTGACAACATGGCATTGCATCTCGTCGCACCAGATTCCGTCATCTAGTTGGTCGCTCATTGGTCGGCTCCTTTTTTGCCCATCAGCATCGCAGCTGACTTCACTGGATCGATGATCCTCCAGCCATGTTCATAGACCTCAATCACGCCAGCGTTGAGCATGGCCATGACGATTCCGGTGTCGCGTGATGGATCAATCTTGTTTCGGATTGTCTTTTCAGCGTAGCCCATCGAGGCAGCGAGAAAGTCCTTCATGGCTGATCGTGAGACGTATGGCATATCTTGCCGTGTTTCGGCCCCAGAGGCCCACCAGGCGCGTTCCCAGAGCCTTGCGGTCTCATCATGCTTGGAGGGTTTCTTGTGCGGCTTCTGCTCACTGGCATCTTCGTCTGGGATGGCCACGCAGGTGGTGGCTTGTCCGCCAAACTTGGTGGCTCCCATTTCAATGATCTCAAGCTTGAAATAGATGGCTTCGCCTTTGGATGGCAGCTCGCGCTGCTTGGTGACGCTGGCTGATCGCACCCCATCCTTTTCGGTCACCTCGATTTCGGTGTCGATGTGGGCGCGAATGCCTGACCATCCGCGTGCGCCTCTGGCTGCATCTTTGCCGTTGTGGTGAATGATCATCATGGCCGCGCCGGTCGCCAAGCAGACTTGCTCGAACCGCGCCATGACTGGTCCCATGTCCTCACCGCTGTTTTCGTTTGCGCCTGCGGACATTCGGGCAAGAGTATCGGCAATGACCAGCCGCACTGGTTTTCCCTTGATCCGTTCAATCTCTCGGATGGCCTCGATCACATCGGAGGCATCGGTTTCGCCGTTATAGAAATTGAGCGGCACCGGGATCATGGCGAGGTTCTCAAGGTCACAGTCGTAGAACCGCTTGATAGCTTGGAGGCGTGACCGGATGCTTCCTGGCGCTTCGCAAGCCAGATAAACAACAAGGCCGGGATCGGTTTTGCGGCCATAGCATTCTGCTCCTGTGGCAATCGCGGTGGCGACTGACAGCGCCCAGAATGTCTTGCCTGAGTTGGAATCGCCATAGACGACCGTGGTCGATCCGATGGTCATCAGATTCTCGACCAGTTCGTTCGGCGCTTCAAACTCGGTCGAAAGCTGATCGCCAAAGACGACCTTCAGCTTGTCCAGAACAGCTTTGCCGGTGAGTGGCATCAGTAAGGTTTTGAGATCATGCCCTGCCTGGACGTAATCGTTTGCATCACCATCGATCGGAGGCATGACAACGCGTGCGCCGTATTTTGCTGAGGCTTGGTCGGCATATTTCTGGCCTGTGCCGGAGGCATCATTGTCAGCCACGATGACCAACTCCTGCATCTGCCCATATTTCTCGCGGATGGTTCCAGTTACTGGGACCAAGTTCGAGGCAGAATAGGCAACGATGCAGGGACGATGCGTGATCTCGTGGATCGTGGCGGCTGTGGCGAAACCTTCGGCAATGTAGATCGTGCCAGGTTCGTCGGTGGTTCCGACCATCCAAAAGCATCCGCCTGTTTGACCGCCTGAGTGATAGAGCTTGCCGCCTTCCTGATCGATATACTGGATCGAGGCGAGGTTGCCTT